AGACTAAAGATGGGGTTAGCCTTGGAGCATATTTAAGCTCAACAAAAAAAGAAAAAATATGGAAGATATATATACGGACAAAAAGTTATACAAACAGGTCACAAGAATTCATGAAATCAGAAAATATTATTGAGATTATATCTTTATTAAATCAATCAATGGAAAATTTAAAAAGCCATCTATAAAATAAACAACAGAAGCCGGAGCAATAAACTCCGGCTTTCTAATTGATTAGCCCTTTGGATTTTAAACGATTTATTATCTCGGTGTAAAGATACTCTATATCTCCGCTGAAATCCCCATAGTTTTGATAGAGAAACACGACATCCGCGCAGTTGTCGGAAATTGTACTTTTAGACTGAATACCCAATACTTTTGACATCTCCTCACGTAATCCAGCAGTCATTTTCCCACCAGCAAGTGAACTGGGAGAAAATAGATACAGAATAATGAATATGAATTTCTTCCGTTGGGTAACACTGTCAATATCTGCTGGGCATCCCCTCTCATTCAACAACCCAATGAATATCTTATAAATTTCATAGATAAGGCTTTTGTCTTTCAAAATCGGTGAGGTCAAAAC